AAAAAAATTAAAAGTTTTTTGATAATATGAATTACTTTTATCTAATATTCCTATCTTATCACCATAAGCCATTAGTGTATATCTCCCATTAGGTTTTAATCTAAAATCAGGTGGCCATACTTTATAATAATCTCCATCCCAATGATATGCTAAATCTACTGAACCTCCTAGAGCTCCATATTTACTATAAAAAGTACTGTCATCACCATTATCATTTTGTGTTCGTATAGCAGTATTCGCAGAATCTTTATCTTTAAACTTTGCATTAAAATTTCCCTCGTGATTTTGAATAACACCTTTAGAATCTTTAAGGTCACCTTTTAATTCAGAAGCCATTTTAAATTCTATAGCATAATCAAATGCCCAACTTTCATCATATTTAACTTGAATATCAGTCATATATTGAGCTAAATCTGCAATTTTTACTTGGTTACCATAAGTCCACACCCCATCATCAGCCTCTATCTCATCTTCATAACCAACATTTGTTAAAGCCGATGGTGATAATCTAATTTTATCTGGTTGATTGCTAGGAGTTACAACAGTTGTTGCTTTTGGTAACAATCTAAATTGAGTATCCAATGCAGTATACCAACCACCTGGACCAATTTCATGTGTTACTTTTATCACCTGTAAATAAGTTGACTCTTGATACCTCTTAGGTAAATAATCTACTTTAAAAGTATCACCCACTTGAATTGAAGCTATACCTAAAATTGTTAAATTTAAAGTATAAGGTAACAAGTTTGGTATTTCTGGTTGAACAGTTGAGTTTATTGTATATTTATAATATTCTTTAAAGGTTTTAGCTACTTTAAATCCAGCAGCTTCAAGATTTGTGTCACTAATTTTTATAATTTCATTAGCTGATAGTTTTGGTTGTTTATCTGAATCTCCAGTTACAGATTTTTTATTTGTCAAACCACCTTCAATTACCTCATTTTTACTTGTATTGGGATTATATACCGTATCTGCTATTAACTCAGGCTGTTCCACAGTTGATATTTTATAAACATTAGTATCAAATAAATTATCAACGGATGTAAAAACATTGAAAACTTCAGAATCCACTTTAGGTTCATCTAATAATTGTTTAACTCTATGATTGCCCATATCAGGTTCATATATGATTTTTAATAAATCTTTATCGAGAGTTCCAGCAGCAATAGCTTGTTGAACATCAGAATTTGTTGAAAATACCGTATCACCAACACCCATTCCTTGTATTGCATACATATTACCAATATTACCTGATGGTAATTTAAATCCTAAATTATAATCTTTAATCATTGAATTAGGAGATTGAACTTGAAATGTAAAAAGTTCATCTTCATTTAAACCTTTGTTTTCAGATGTAATTGTATAATTGGCATCTATTATTTCTATTTCAGCATCTGTTTCACCTTGTTTCATTCTCCAATCAAATAAACCATCACCTTCTTTATTTAATTCTTTTAAAATTTCTTGTATCACTTTTTTAACATCTGAATTAGATTCAAAGGCTTTTACAATCATATCTACATTAATAAAAATTTCTCTGATTGGTATCCTATTAATTTTTTTGTCATCTTCTGTTGTTAATTCTATTTTAACCCCATCTTCATCTAATACTTCAGGTGATTTTCCTTTTTGATATGAGTAAGAACCACCACCTTTGACTGTATTACCTTCCGTATCGAGTTCCGCAGGTTCGTCACCATACCACCACTCTGGATACATAAAACTAGGCACATCTTCAGGTATTTGCATTAATACATGTTGTTTTTCTCTGTTTTTTATTGTCCATCGTGTGAAAGCATTTGATGAGTTCATTTTAACTTGTAGATTTTTACCATTGACTATATCATCATTATCTTTTCCAAAACCAAATTGTGAATTTATTATTAAATCTTCAAATAAACCCCAAGCAATATAACTATTGTCCGCATTTAAGTTTTCTACAAAAACACCTGTTCTAATTGAGTTTCCTTCAGGTCCAGTTTTACCTGATAATTGTTGTTGTGCTAATAATAATAAATTTTTGTTGTAAATTTCTACAGTATCTGATGTTGAGTTAGCGTTTGGTGTTGACATTAATTGTTTTAAATCATTATCCGAATCTCCACCGTCTTCACCTTGTGAAACAACAGCCCTTAAACCTAAATACAAAATACCTCTTGTTAATATATTTTTAACTCTCATTCCAATATCATCATCAGTTGTGAAACTAAGTAGTGCACTATTTTTTGATGTTAAGGTAACTGAACAATCCACACCACCATCTTCTCTTACAGTAGCACTATAATCGATAACAATACCTTGTAGTACTTCAACATCACCTTGATTTTTTGTTATGAATCCTATTTTTTCATCATACAAATATTTCTGTAAACCACCATTGTCTTTTTCAGCGAAAGTAATTAAATCTTCAGGTCTGTATAAATTAGGTATATCCGAAAATCCAAAATCTACAAAAATTTGTGCACCTGGTGCTAAAAAGTATTTTGAAAATATGTTATCAAAATCATAGAAGTTGTGAACTACAAAATTAACAGTAGTTTTTTTGATTAATCCCATACCACCTTCTGTTTCAGATGTTATGGATGTGATACCTGATTGTGGTTTCATTAATGGATTTTTTTCGGATTCGTTTGGAAACAATGCTTCAAAAGGACTTACAGATTCATTCGGTTTAGCCTCTCCATAGTTTTCTAAATAATTATGATTACCAATTTCATAGGTTTTACGAACATAATCCATTTGGTCTCTTGTTCCACCTCTAACAATGTATTCTTTTGGACTTCCATCTGGATTTTTTACTTCTGTAATTGAAGTTTTGTTTGTAACTGTACCAAACTCATCTGCTTTTTCTTTTTTCAATCTTGCAAGAGTTTCAGGACTTGGATCTTTAACATCAGCAGCTGGTATTGTTTCAAGAATTTCTATATCAGCGGATTCAATTATTTTAACTGATGTCCACATTCTTACGAATGGTAATTTATTAGCATAATCAAAATTAGATACTACTATATTTCTACCCTCTAAAGATTCACCTGGTTCTAAATTATCAGTTACTCCTTGTCTAGCTTCTAATTTATCTCTGACGATACCCTTTAAAGGTGTTCCAAAAATTCGTTTATTGATTGACATTTTTAACTACCCTCAGCGTCTACTGTTGTGGCTGGTATTCTCAATGATGTTCCTGCTGGTATGTTGTTTGTACTTAAATTATTAACTTTAGCTATGAACCACCATAATGATGAATCACCATAAAACCTATTTGCCAAATTATCACATCTATCACCTTCAACTGCAATAAAATAACTATCTGTATTTTTTTCTTCTACTTTTTTGTAAATAGTTGTTTCATAGTATTTTTTATTACTCTTTTTACTTTTATCTGTAGATTTATATCTTGACATTTTTAATCTCCGATATACCCATAAAATTGTGTTTCAAGATTTGGTACTGTAGAATGTATAACTTGATAACCAATGGTTGCTGTTACAAATTTTGGAACTCTTTTTCCAACTTCTGTTTCATATGGTGAAGCTTGGTCTACTGAATAAGATAATGATTTTACATATCCTTGAAGTTCAGAATTAGTTTTTCCAAACATATCACCTATTCTTAATTTTGTCAAAGGTGCTTTCATTCTATTACCATAACCAACATTTGTTACCACATTTGATGTAGTAGTTCCATCATCAACTTCTGTTGTAACCTCATCTTTAAAATATTCAGGATAACAAAGTGATGTTAATTTATTCATTTTTTCGTATATTTTACCCAATTCATCTTTTGTTTGTGCAAATAATTTAAGAGTAAAATTAATTTCTCTCTCCGACATACTATAAGTATAAACAGGTTCACTTCTTCCAATATATTGTGTTGAATTATAACTTGGTGAAATGTTTTCTGATAATCCTTCTATGAATGCTCTAAAAAATATATATGCACCATCTCTCATATCTTTAAAGTAAAATGGCATTCCGTTTTCTTCACCCTCAATTGTTCCATCTTTCGTTGAGTTGGGGTGAGCATCTTCTATTTTTTCTTTATATTGTATTCTACCTAATCTTGATGAAACCTCCGAATTACTAACACCAAAATCTAATAAGGTATGTTTATCACCCTTACCACTATAGGTACTTTTAGCATCTGTTGGAACACCACTTAAACCTTTTATTGATTCAACTAATTTATTACCAAAATCTGAAAGATTTGTATTATTTCCACTTTCATTAGATCCATCTGTAAAAGTATCGTTTATTTTGTATGAAGTTGAATTACCAGGATATTCATCACTTCCAAACCATGAACTTAAACCTGGCTCTGTTTTATCAAATAAACTAACAGGAACTCCACCAGCTCTAAATCCTGATTGAATTAATGAAGAAATAGGATTATATGTTTGTTTAAACCTTTGTCTTGATTGTTGTAATTTACCATCTTTACTAATAAATACTGACTTAGAATTAGACCCTAAAAAGTTTTGCTTCGCAATAAAAGCTACACCTGCGGGAGATGTTAAAAATTTAGTAAGTCTTAGTGCATCCGTAACAGACCGAGCTATTGGTAAATCTCTACCACCAAAATTATTTAATCTACCATTTAATCCCCTATCACCACTAGAAGCTATTTTACTAACAATATATGGCTCTTTACCCGTATCTTGTAAAAATTGTGAAACATTACCACCTAATCCTAAATTAGAAATTAATTTACCAACACCACTAATTACAGATGTTCTAAAATTGGTATCACCTCTAATATTTAAATTATCACGATTTACATTTGGATAACTTATTGGTACTAATCCTTTATGAGATGGATTATCTAAAGGTGAATGATTTGAATTATATAATTTTTCCCAACTTAAACCATCAAGTGCTGATTGTCCTAATTGACTTAATGGTGTGAATGGTAAATCATTATTCCCAACCGCTGTAGAAAAGTCTGTTGGATTGGTTGCAATATGAATTGTTGGTTGTGGTGGTGTATTGAAAAAGTTTGTTCCATCAACATTAGTTATTCTATTTGATGAAAATGATTCAATATTATTTTTTAATTCTTCTTGAAATACACTTTTTAAATTTTCTAAAGCCATTACGATAAACCCTCCATAGCTGTAGCAAATCTTCCAGCTTGTTTTCTGGTTTCAGCTATCAATGTATCGTTTTGTTCTCTCATTCTTTTATTTTCTTCAACCACAGGTCTCATAGCATCTTTAATCATTCCACCTAATTTTTCAATTGGAACAATTGCTTCTTGTGGGTGAACATTAACCAAACCTTCTTGTGTTGTGATACCACCTTCTTTAGCTGAAGCCATAGTTTTTGCACTTGATACTTGTGTTTTCATCATAGCCATTAAACCCACAGCCATTGGTATACCAATTAGTCCGAACTTACCAACTGTAGCACCAAAAATACCAGCAACTGCACTTATTAAACTTTTAACAGCCATAGCAGATAGTAGTCCTGTTATCACTCTAATTAAGTTTGGTGATTCTGCTAAATATCCTGTAAATGCAGAAATTCCACCAGCTATGAAAGATATTGCAGGGCCTATTGTATTGACTAAATCAGCACCAATAGCTTTAAAATCATTCACCATTTTAGTTATATTATCCAATGAATCTCTACCAAGTAAATCTCCAAATGTATCTGTACCCGCTATCGCATCATTTATACTTTTAACTTTATCTTGATTTGTAATCACTTTAGACAATTGTTCTACACTTAAACCGATGGATTCAGCAAGAGCTTTTCTTTGTATTAAATTCATTTTGTTAAATTCAGCCTCACTACCAACTTGTTTTGTTATTTCAACTGCAACACCTTGTAAATCATTGTTTAAGGCTAACTCTCTTGCTTTCTGTAAATTAATATTTCTTCCAAGTAATACTGACGCTTCAATCTCTTTATTCAATGAACCTTGAAAATCTAATAACCCTTCAGCCACACCACCAATATCTTTTAAACTTAATCCTAACTTATTAGCTTGAATCGCAGCTTTTGCTAAATTGTCAGGTGTCATACCAGTAAACTTAGCGATTGTTTCAGAAGAGTCAGCCAAATCTTTTAAAACAACAGTTGGTGCTGCTCCATTTGCTTTAGCCAATTGAGCTGCAGATTCTGAAAATTGTTCTGCAGTTTCTGCTGATAATCCACCAATGTTAATTAATGTACCAAATAATTTTGCACTTTCAGAAGTACTTAATCCAAGAGCTTTTGAAGTATCTAATACTTTACCTGATAAATTAGCTGCTTCAAGGTTTGTGAATCCAAAATTTGTTGTTAATTCTTTTGTTACATCAGCAACATCTTTAATACCCATTCCAAGTCTTTGTGCACCTACTTCTGAAGACAAAAGAGTTGACTTAAATTCCCCACTTTGCATTCCAAGTGTACCAAATTCTTCCCCAATAACTGCTGTTTTAGCTGCAAATTGTTTTAAAATACTTAAACCAATTGTTAATCCAGCAGCGACTTTAGCTGCACCTTTTGCTTTTTTACTAAATAGGGTTGAAAGTTGTTTTCCAAATGGGACTTGGTCTTTTAAAGCTTCTGTTATATCATCTTGACTGATATTTATTCTACTTAACAAACCTTCTTGAACATCCATTTCACGAGATTGCTCAATTATGTTATCCAATTGCTCAATTGTTTCACCACCTAAATCTCTATAAGTGTTATATTGTTTAACTATATTATCAAGTGCTTCTTTGTCTTTTTTTGATTTTGATTTAGTAAATTTTAAAGCAGCTTGTCCAGCTTTTCCAAGTAATTCAGCTTTTTTGACATTTTTCTCTGAATAATTTCCACTAAGTTTTTGAGCCTCATTAATACCACCTATTGTAATTAATAGTTTTTCAGCAGCTCCTTCTTGTTCTTCAATAAATTTTTTACTTTTAATTAGTTCAGCATTTAAATCTTGAACAGCTTCTTTATCTCTTACAAAATTTCTAGCCATTATTTAATCTCCTTGAAGATTTTATCCCAAAATTCTTTTTTAGCTTTTTTATCACCAGTAGCTGGTAAATCAATTCCTTTGGATTTAAAATGTTTTCTAGCGTCTTGATATAATTTTTCACTTCTTTCGTAAGATTTTTTTAATTCTTGTTCAGCTTTTTGTATGTCTGATTTTTTCTTTTTTATAAAAGTAGTTGTGATTGCTTTTTTAGCACTTGAGGGTAATAAATTTTTAAGTAGTTTTTCAAAGAAACCTTCTTTGATTATATTTTTACTATTCATATATGATTTTTTCTTTGACACATTACTCTCCTATTTAGGTGTATCTATTCATATATAAATATCAAATATGTAGAAAATTACCTTTTAAATCTTGGATTCATTGGGGGTTTTGATTTTTGTTGAGCTTTTTTCATCTCATCATTTTCTTTTTTACGAGTATCAAGTAATTTATTGTAATAGAAATTTCTTAAATATATGGGCATATCATATACATCGGAATGAGTGAATCCTTGCCCATAATACATTAATTGAAAGATTTGTTCGTGAAGCTTAGGTTTATCCTTCGGAGTCAGGCCAAAAAAACCCAACTGTCATTGGTATATCTACCGTGACAGTTTCACCTCCTAAATCTATTTCTTGTTGAAGTTCAATATCAGGTGTTACTTTTCTTATTTCTTTTCTTAAATGCATTGAATCCCTTGCAAGTAGATTTTGAACAAAGTTATTTATTGTAGATTGTGAATCATCACCGTCAACTGATATAATAGTATGTCGTAATCTTGTAGTTAATTCTGGTGAAACATCTGAACCTAATTTTTTAGATGCTTTTAATTCTTCATTTATAATAGTTTCTTCTTTACCAGTCAATAATTTAAAAGTAACTTTTTTCTTAGCTATTGGTAAATCAACTTCAAACTTATTTTCTGTGATTCCTTCTGGTAATTTTTTAAATGGACAATCTGCTAAATTAAATGTATGATTTATTATTTGTCCACTATTTGGATTTGTAACATCACAAATATATTCAGGTCCATATGCTAATATTCTAGCGGCAACCATAATTGCATTTTTATCACCTAATATCATATCTTCCTGCTTTACACCATCTGTTAATATCAATGAATCCAACAGTCTATCAATCACTACACCTTTTTTTATTAAGTTCTGTGATGTCAATATATCTTCTTCTTTAGCTGTCATATATTTGACTTCTATTTTTCCATCTTTTAATGGATGTCCTTCTGGATATAACTTACCCTCACTCGGTAAATCAATTATTTCACTTGGAAATTTATTTTCTGCCATTATAACCTCCGATTATTTTGATTCAGAAACAGACGCTTGTCTATAACCTGTAACTAACTTCTTAATTTCACCGATAGCTTTTCTAGCTCTACCACCAGCTGCTTTTGTACCTTTTTCTGAAAATACTGTATGATTTTCTTCAAATTGTTCAAATAGTTCTTTTATTTCGTTGTATAAATTTTTTGTTGACATTTTTCTTTCTCCTGTAACTTTGGTTAAACTTCTATTGCTCGTCTAAACCAACCTAACCAAAATTTCTCTTGATTTGGTTTGTCTATAACTATGTTTGCAAATCGTAACACACGATATGCTCTTACTCTATCCAATGAGATGTTTTGTATTGCTTTTAGAGTAGCTGGCCCCATTCCACCATCTACATCAATTTTGTTTCTATTTTTAGAATTAGCAGCCTGTTGTAATACTTTAACAGCTCCACTTCTACCAAAATTAACACACATATCAAAATAGATATGTTTTAATTGTGAAGGAACTTCATCACACTTACCTCGTCTCCAATAGTCTGTATGATATATTTTTTTAGCTTGTTCTTTGGTAAGATTTTTAATATCCACATTAGGATACCATCTTTTAGCGATTCCATACTTGGTTTCACCACCAGCATCATCTGGGTCATTTACATAACCACCTTCGTGGTCTAAAACTATTTCTATTATTTCATCAAATGTTGTTTTCATATAAACATCCTCATTTCATATATAAATATATATTAAATAAAAAAACCCTCAATATTTCTTCTGTATTGGGGGTTTTTCTCATATTTTAGTTAAGTATTTTATTAGAATTTAAGTATTGCGTAATCATATCGTAATGTTAGTGCAATTTCTACAGGATCTGATGAGTCAAATGCTAAGTCACCAAAATTAGCTGATTGTATCCAAGCTCCTTTTAATTCCCATTCTTCAACAGTCGCTCCAACTGGGTCTAAAACATTAAATGTTATGTTTTTCTTATAAAAATCAGAATATCCATCTCTACCAGTTACTGATTCGTGGTGTAATCTTACCCATTCAATTACTTGTTGGGAAGCACTTGGTACGATTGGGTCGTATAAAGTAATTTCTAAAGGTTGCCATCTTGTTTTACCTTTAACATATCTTGTAACATTCATATGTTCTAATATTACTTCATCTGAATCAACTTGAGGTCGATTTGCAGTTTTAATTAAATATGCATTGATACCATCTATTTGCATAATAAATCTATTTTTGAGCTTTGGCTCAAATGGGGTAAACATTATATCTTGTGGTTCTAATAATTCAGCCATTGAATTTCTCCTATTAAAAAATACTTAAACCTTTACTTTCATATATAAATATCAATAAATATAAAAAAAAGGGATTTATTTAATTATAAATCCCTTTAATTTAGTTATTTTAATTAACTATTACTCTGGAAAAGAAGCACCTGTTGGTTGTATTGTGAAATCTAATACAATAAACTCAGCAGTTCTTGTAGGTTGTAAGAATAATTGTCCGACTAATTGATTTCTATCAATTGTGTCAGGTGTGTTATTCGTTTCGTCCATTACTACTCTAAATGCACTCAATCCACTTTGTGATTGAACTTGTTCTAAGAATGGATTAACAATTCCCAAGAATTTTCTTCTTGTTGCTGCTGTGTTTTGTTCAAATACTAAGAATCTTGATGAACTTGCAACAAACTTCTTAACTTTGATAAGTAATCGTCTTACATTGATTCTATCAAGAGCACTTGATTTTTTCTGTAATGTTTTTTGTCCAAATACAGTCACCCCTTGTCCAGGGAATGTTGCGATTGGATTAACATTTGAATCATACAATGTATCTCTATCAGATTGAGTTAGTTTTCTTTCAGCTTGAAGTGCAGTTGTGATTCCACCACGATTTAAACCAGCTGGTGCAAACCATGGATGAGCAACTCTATCGTTGAATGCATATATTCCACCCATTACTGTTGAAGGTGGCACCCATCTTTGAGTTCCAGCAACTTGTGAATCAGGAACTTTAATCCATGGCCAATACATAGCTGCAAAGTTTGAATTTCTAGCTTCAGCTTGTGTTACAGCGTTCGCAACATTTTTACCATAAAGAACTGGGTCAAGTACTGTAAAACAATCAGCTCTATCTTCACAAACATCAATAGCTTTTGCAGTTACGGTTGAGTGAATAGAGTCAATGATACCAGGCATTAAGATTAAATTAATATCGAACTCATCTTGGTTTTTTAATATATTTAATGCTTGAACATAAGCATTTGTTCCATCAGCACCAGTCGATAATACATATCCTTGTGAACCAGCAGATGATATATTTTCATAGAAATTATAAGTAGCATTTGTAGCTGTACCAACTCGATTACCTAAAGCATCAAACCCACTCACTCCGTTTGCACCACCAGTAAATCCACCATGTGATGAACCACTACCAGCAGCTGGTAATGAACCAGAAGCACCACTTAATCTAATACTTCCATTTTCATCCAAATAATCATTTGTTAATGAAGTTACAGTTGATACTCTTACAAACCTTGATTTATTTGGATATGAACCAGTTAATTGTAAGAATGGATTTGAATTTTCATCAGTTCTTACAGTATAAACTTGATCTCCAATTGCTTTAGCAACATAATTGTTTGAATTTGGGTCAAGATTTACACCTGTAAATGTTTCTAATGTTTGTTTTCTTTTAATATTATCATTACCAGCTCTAATCAATAATGTAAATGTACCTTTTGAATTATTTACATTTGATATTTCGTATCTAATGTTATGTTTTGAACCACTAAGATTAATATTATTTGTAGTCACAGTAGTATCAGCGTTGTTCATTATTGCACCATCGGCTAATGTTTCTAATGTGAATGAACTATTACCACCATTTGCATCGTCACCACTACCAGTAGCAACAGTAGCAGTAGCTGGACTGAATGTTCCATCTAATATTCTTACTACAGTTAATGTGTCTGAATTTTTTAAATATTCTTCAGCTGCATGTGATGTTAAAAATTGGACTGATGAACCAGTTGAACCATTTTTAAATACATCTCCAAATTTCGCTTGGAAATCAGAAAATGATGTTACAACGGTTGGGATTCCTGCAGGACCTTTTAAGGTAGGTCCGATTAGAGCAGCTCCAATATCAGCGACAGCAGAAGGTAAAAATGTCTGATCTATTTCATTTGTAAATACACCAGGACTTATAATTTTTTCGGCCATTGAATTTCTCCTAAGTTAACTTTTTATTTTTTGAGGTAAACATACTATTTTGCGCATTAGTATTATTCATATATAAATATATGATTAAACTCTCAAACAATGATTTTTTTTTGTTTATTACGATTTATTTTCTGATGATTCAGATGGTGTGAATACACCTGTTTCTGGATTTAAAGAACCTTGTCCGTATTTTTCGGTAATTCCGTCAAGAAATTTCTTTTCTTCATCTTGAATTGATTTTAAACCTTCTTCTAAAGTTACTTCGTCATTATCTAATCTGATTTGAGCTAATTTTAATTGTCCGAATTGATTTTGAACATTTGCATAACTTTTTTGTATGTTTTGAACTTGTGTTAGTTCGTCTTTTGTAAATTTTACTTCTTTTGGCATTTATAACCTCCAATTATGAATTGTTTATTGTCTATATATAAATATATATAAATTTTGAAAACGAGTGATTTATTTTCCCACTTGTTTGTCTGTAGCATCACCTTCCATACCAAAAGTAACTCTTGATGTGGTTGTGAATTTTTTCATATTTGATATTTTATTTGTAACTACAGAATTTAAATATTCAGGTAATAGATAAGCCTTTGTTGTCAAAGTAAATGTAGATTTTATAAATCTCTCACCATCTTGATTCATTTCCGAAGCATCTGATACACTATCAATTGTACACATAAACTTCATATCTTCACCTTTTCCCCAATATGTATGTGATTGGTCTACAAAAGATTCCACTAATGGATTCATTTGTTCTATAAAATTTGTCCATAATACAAATTCATATGTTACATCGGTATAGTTTGGCATTCCAGTAACTACATTTTCATAAACAGGTTGAACTCCTTGTTGAACTGAAAATCTATCATATTGATTTTCTTTACTCCATCTTGAACTCCTAACTACATCTATGTGATTACCTTTAACATCATGTGGAAATGATTGTCCTGATAAATCATTTCTTGATACCTCTGTTCTTCGTAACATT